AATTTGGAGTCACTACTATGTCTAAGAAGTTGGTGCCTTTTACCACCGTTACACGTCGGAAGCTTCTCAAGATACTGAATAAGTATGGTGAAGAGTATTTCCTGTGTACTGATGGTCTTTCGCACGAGGAGGAAGGCTTCTGCAAGCGTGGAATTGTAGATTTCTCGAAAGATGATCTGCAAAACTTGCTGCGGAGTGTCCTTTACTCAGCGTACGAGTGCGCCTCTGATCATATGTCACCTTCACTGGTGTACATTGTTCAGATCCTCACACTGAACGGGGTGGAAACCCCGGCCTGTTATGAGTTGCCAACTTCAACGGCGATGAAGCTGATCCGTGATGACCTCGGAAGTAAATTCCTTGGTATCATCATGGAAGAGTTTCGTCGCAGTGGATCTGTTTGGTATGATACCAAGCAGGTCTTTAAGAAGTAGTGACTCTCTTTCCTGGTTAGGTGAACCCCTAATCATTCCGGTTCGATCGGAGTTCAGCAGATGGCCGAGAATATTGTCAAGACTTCATCCATTACTCAACAGTATGGATTTATCCGGAAACAAACTAGTGAGGGCGTTTCGTCGACGACGAACAGCCGCTTTACTAGCTCTTATGTAAACTCATTCAATGGGACGAAAAATTCCCATTGGAAGGAAGACATTAAGAATCTCCGGAACGCTACGACGCCCGCGAACGGGAGTCGTACTAGTGTCAAGAGTACTCTCGCCTTCGGCTCCAAGAAGTATTGGAGCTGGGCGTGGAACGGCTACTATAACTCTATGACTGTCGAGTCCTACCTTTGGCCGGGTAGGCTCGCGCAGTTAGGGAGTACGGAGCAGTCCACGTCAACAATTACTGCTGACAACCTGGCGAAATCAAGGCTGCAGGCAGCTCTCATCGGGTTCGAGTCCTCCGCTTCTGGCGGGGAGGATCTCGGTGAGATAAGTCAAACGGCTAAGATGTTGAGGAGCCCCATGAAAGATTTGCGTGACTTAACAGTCAGGCATCTCGATCGACTAGAGAGAGCCTTTAACCGACCTTCCGCAAGGGAGATCGCAAAGGGCCTCGCTAGCTCAGCGTTGGAATATCGTTTCGGGTTGGAACCCTTGACGAAAACCATCGGTGACGGGCTAGTCGGATTGCAAAATCGCGACTATTTGGCATACTATTATCCCTTTAACGTGTCCGGAAAAGACGAGAAGGTCAGTAACGCGAGTCAAGGATTAGACTCATCATCTACTGTCAATATCGGCTTTTACGTTACTGGCTTTACTAAGTCAGTGACGCGCGTGAGGTATAAAGGTATCTGGGCGGTTCAGGCGGATCTCGATAAGAGAGCCGTCTCAGACGTTCTCCGCCTTCGTTGGCGGGACGTCATACCCACTGTTTGGAATCTTATACCAAACAGCTTCCTCCTCGACTATGTTACCAATATTGGTGACATAGCTGAGAGTGTCGCAGTCCCCTGGTCTGGTGTGAAGTGGTGTTGTCGCACGCAAAGATACGTGGTTACTAAACAAATTAGTACCGTCGGTCTCGCGATGCTCAACAGCCCACCATCACCGAATCAGGATATTCAGACTGGATACGTGCCAGGTTCGACTACTGAGGAAACCGTGACCTTTACTCGGGAAGCCCAAGTTCTGCAGCCACGCCCGGTGTTTGAGATTGATCTCAATCTGTCCGGGCGCCAACTACAGAACGTCGGTCTACTTATGGCGAGCAAAATTCCACTTTTGAGTGGTCTCGCTAAAAAGAGAAGTTCCCAGCACCCGGATCTGGCGGATTCTATCCGCCACGAATTCGGGCAAAGAGGTCATCGGATTCCTTATCCCTTCCACAACACATAGGCTTTGGCCTAGAGGTACGTTACATGAATCTCACTTCGCCAATCACAGGCGCTGCCGTGACTGGTCTCACGTCGCCTACGTACACGGTGTCCGCGGACGTTGCACCGAATGCCAGTTCGAAACAGTGGGCTGTTACCGCCATCGGCGGTACACAGACCGGTGTCGACACTGGTACTTCGGCTGCTCGTCCCTGGACACTGACGTTCTCGCGGCCTTCCAACATCCGTCAGCTCAACGCTGTGGATGGCAACAATCAGTTGCGGAATGTCGCGATGAATCGTTATGTCGCGAGGCAACGTAAGGGGATGACTCCCCTCGCCGGTCAGGCATCGAAGGCTGCGATCTTTGAGACGCAGTTCTCGGTGCCGGCCGGTGCCGATACGGCGGACGTCGCCAATGTTAAGGCAGCTTTTAGCTGCTACATTGGGGCGCTCTGGCAGCAGGGGGACGGTCTCGCAACAGTCGCTCTCACTGGCGTGCTGTAAGGCACTCCGGTGAAACTCACATTCTCTGTGAGGGCACAGTTGCGCAGGATCGTTATTCTGCTTTCGCTGCTATTCTCTAAGTAGCAGCTTCCGTATCGGGAGATCACAGTCATGACAGTTTCGTCTGACGCTCTTTACGAGTCCCTCGAGAAAGATCTTGGGCTCGTCGTTGGTTGCAATGTTTCCCATATGGCGGATTCAATCCCGCTTATGGTTCGCCAGTTTGCTGCAAGGTACATGCTGGACAAGTTTCTCTCGAAGCTTGTTCCAGATGATTGCCGTGTAGCCGACGAGGCTGCATTGCAAGTATTCCTCGAATCTAACTCTAGATGCGAGGCCTGGAAGTTATCCTACTGTTCGCCGTCTTCGGACGAGCAGATGGTCAATGACTTCCTTCAGATCATGGACAATTTCTTTGTCTGTGATCTTGGTTCCGACGTCGAGCTTAACTGGGGTAACATCTCATTGAATGCGAGGTGTGGCCCAGGTGCTTCAGTGGGTTCCTTAGCAAGTCCGATGTACAGTAAAATGTACTCGAGCCCGCTAACCACTAGCCGTCCTTTCTTGAAAACCCTTTATAGGGCAGACATCAATCTGTGGCCTGAGGAATCAATTGCGGAGTCAATCCGCCACGATTTCTTCGGTTCAGTAGTTGACGTCAAGGGATCGCGTTCTAGCTTCGTTCCGAAAACGACAAAGGTGTCGCGAATGATCTCTGTCGAGCCCACGCTGAATATGTTCTATCAGCTCGGGCTTGGCGAGATAATCACAAAGCGCCTTAAACGGTACTTTGGGATTGACCTTTCAACACAGCCATCGATAAACAGATGGCTTGCGTATCTGGGGTCCAGCGTCGATGCTACTTTCGGAGATGGTTTCGCAACCATTGACTTGAGTAGCGCCTCCGATTCGATATCCTTGGGGCTCTGTAGTGCATGCCTCCCACCCGACTGGCTTTCCGCCATGTTGGAACTGAGAAGCGACGCTACATCCATTCGGATTGACAAGAGGGAGTTCGACGTTAAGCTGAACATGATGTCTACAATGGGGAACGGTTTTACGTTCCCATTTCAGACCGCTCTGTTCGCTTGTATCGCGGCTGCTAGCGTCTATCAAGATGATTCGCTCAGATCCTCTCCTCGAGGATTCGGGTTGAATCGTCCTGGTATGTTCTCGGTCTTCGGCGACGACATCATTGTCCCGACGAAGGCCTATGAACGGACGCTACGGCTTCTTCGGCTCTTGGGCTTCACGCCCAATCCAGAGAAGTCCTTTGGTTCCGGCTCGTTCCGTGAGTCTTGCGGTCATGATTATTATCATGGCTACAATGTCAGGCCTGTTTTTGTGCGAAAGCTCAAAACAGATAATGACCTCATGGTTCTTACCAACCTCTTGGTCGGGTGGAGCGCACGTAATTCCATATCGTTGGATAATACCCTTGCGCTGTGTCTGAAGAACTTAAAGTTCGTCAACATAGTGCCGATGGGCGAATCTGACGATGCTGGGTTGCGTGTGCCTTACTCGATAGCGACGGACTTCGCGAGATTGAGATTGCCTAAACATAGGCAGTTCCAATCGCTCGGTTACGTCAAGAGGTACTCTCTGCCAAAACGGATGAGAGTTCTCGATGGGGAAATCCATGTCCCCAAAGGGGTAAAGCGACACATCTACAATCCACCAGGATTGCTGATGGCGTATCTCTGCGGAGGGATACGCGGATCAAGTATCAGTCTCACAAACTGGCACCCGGTCTATCGCACGAAGCGTGCTGTGGCACCCAACTGGGACCATTTAGCACAACCGCTCGAAGCGGCCATGATTGGTACCGCTGAGAGTCCAGCTTCCTTAGCCAGGAAGACCGATCAAGTCCTTAGGCATCTCCTTTGGGATGTCAAGGGGTTTGGCCGGGTACGCAAAACGCGTACTGG